AGATGAACGGCATGAGGACCCCCTCAGATAACACCGACAGCGACTCCGTCGAGACCAGGCGCCAACTCTACGATCCCGAGGTACTGATTAAGCACGCACTAGTCGCGTGGTCGTACAAGGTGGCCATCGACGGGAACCCCGGCGCGCAGCTCGACGCCGTGACCCGGGATTGGCTGTGGAACGTCATCGTGGAGGAGAACACGCGCCCCCCAGCGTCGTTGCCTTCTGGAGGGCCCAGCTAGAACTAGGCAAGGTGCCGCCGGAGCTGCGCCACATCGGGCAATTGATGATGGCCGAGATGGTGGTGAGGTACGAAGATTATCTCACCATCCCGGCCCAAGTCTGGGGGGACATCATCCTCTGGAAGGAAGCGGCCGCCGAGCGAGCGCGGCCGAGAGAGCAGTCCTAGATGGCCACCAATGAGCTAACCATCCTGCTAAAGGCCCGCGACGAAGCGACGAAGGTCCTCCAGGGGGCCGGCAAGGGCGTCGATCAGATGAAAAAGGCCGTCGTCGGTGCCGGACTGGCAATTGCCGGCGCTGGCGTCGCCGTGGACGCGCTGGCCCGGAAGCAAGCCCCCCTCCTCGAGGCGACGAAGAAACTCGCCAGCCAGACCGGCATGACCGAAAAAGAAATCCGGGGCATGGCGACCAGCATGTCGAATGCTACGTTCCCGCTCGAGTCTGCTATTGGGTTGATGACCCAGGCCTCGCAACAAGGACTAGAAGGTGCCGATGCTCTCCAGAAGTATGCAAACTTCTGGGATACGGTTGGCGATGCTACCGGGCTCAGCGCTGAGGAACTGGCCAAGAGCGGGGCGGCCCTCAAAGCGGTGGGAGTCGAAATCGGGAACGAAACAGACGCCCTAAATGCCTTCGGCCTAATCACTCAAAATACGACGGGCGATGTGGGGAGCTTTCTAACCCGCATCCGGTTATCCGCCAAACAACTCAACGAGACGGGCATCTCGGTCGACCAGTTCGCGATCGCTCTCACCGCCATGGAGAACGAACTGGGCCTTACTGCCGACACTGCCGGCACCGAGTTCCGCGGTGCCGTGAAGGCTGCGCAACAAGCATCGGACGATGGGACCGCGAGCTTTAAGGACGTCATGGCAGCTCTAGGCTTGACCGAGGCCCAGATGCAGAAATATAGCACGGCATTGGAGAACTCGGGAGGGGCAATACAAGAGCTGTCTAATGCCCACGCGGCCACGAAGACGCCGCTAGAGCAACTCCAATCCCGGTTCTCCGATCTGACCTTTACCATGGGGCCCTACATCCAGAAGGCCGCGAGCATTGCGCCGCTCCTCATGGCCATCGGGCCGGCCCTCGCCGCGCTGTCGGCGGCGAAGAAAATCTACACGACCGTCACCGCGACCGCGTCCTTCGCCGCCAGGGCTTTCGGAGTGGCTATTAGGTTTGCTATGGGCCCCATTGGTTTGATAATCATCGCCATAACGGCTCTCGTCGCCGCGGGTGTTCTGATATGGAAGAATTGGGACACGATTAGTGAGAAGGCACGGGAAGCCTGGGGGAAAATCAAGGATGTCTTCGCCAAGGGTAAGGACTTTGTTATGGACATTCTTTCCAGCATCGGCAAAGGCGTCGCCAGTGCCTTCACTGCCGGGCTCAATGCTGTCATTTCGGGGCTGAATCGGGTCCTTGAAGTCTATGCCGGCGTCGTACGGAAAGCCAAGACGCTGCTCGATAAACTACCTGGCAGCAACCCGCTTGGGAATCCTCTCCTGGCCATAGCGGGTGCCCTTGAGAAGGGTATCCCGCAGCTTCAGGAAGGTGTACGGGATTTCCAGGGTGGGCTGGCCGTGGTCGGTGAGCGCGGAGCCGAGGTGGTAAACCTCCCACGCGGCTCCGATGTGTTCCCCAGCGGCGCCCTCCCTGCGGTCACCGTGCAGGTATTCCTGGACGACCGCGAGATATCGGCCAGGGCGCTCACGTTCCTGGGTCAGGAGCTCGTCAACGAAGAGCAGGTGCTGGGCAGCTGAGATGGCCTATACCCTGGAGCTGTCAGATGGCACCACTACCTACAACCTCCTAGACGGCGCCAACACCTTTGGCGCCAAGTGGAACACCCTCAACATAGGGCTGCCAGAGGCGTCCAGGGCCACCGCCCAGAGCATCCTGCGGACCGGCTTCGACATCACGGCGCACGCCTACTCAAAGCGTACGATCCAATTCCTCATGTCAGTCACCGGGACCTCGATTGCCAACCTGATCACGAACGTCCAGAATATCACCGACGCCATCCGGAAGGCCCGGGTCTGGGCGATCACGGGGGTGGGTAGCAAGTGGCGCCTCAAGTACAACCCGGGCGGGACGGCGAAGGATATCTACTTCACTATCCGGGACGGCGTTGTCACAATCCCTCCGGGGGCCCTCAATGCATCCAACCTGGCCGCGACCCCCGCGATTATGACCAACGTCGGCATCAACCTGACCTGTGACCCGCTGGCCGAGGGTGATTCGGAGACTATCGAGAACTTCGTCGATGACGCGGGCTTCGAGGTTGCCGGCACCGCCTTGGCTGACTGGACGGAAAGCAAGACAGCGACCGGAACAACTGCCCGGGACACCACGGTCAAGAAGCACGGCAACGCCTCACTAAAGCTCGTGATGACAGCGGGCTCGTCCGGTCAAGTTATCGAACGCAATCAGACCCTCACCGACATCGATGCCGCGGAGGTTTGGAGCTATCAATGTTGGGTGCGTATCGACGAACTGACGCAGTGTAAAGTTGTCTTCGAGGTCGATTACACTGGCGGAACACCTGACATCACGGCCGAGTCTACCACGGTCGATGCAACCCAGTTCGTCAAGCTTACCCTTTCCAACAAGACCGCTCCCGCGAGTACCACCGCGGCTGTCATCCGTCTGAGGCTTGAGGCAACCGGCTCATCGCCGACGGGGACGGTCTACTTTGACAGCATCCTAGCAGTGTTGGCCTCGTCGGTCCCGGAGACCTGGGTGAGCTCTCGTAACGTCTTCAACGGGATGGACGAGGACGATCAAGCCGGCTCCAACTTCCTGGACATCCACGACGTGCTCGGCGATTACCCGGCGAAGCTCCAGTTGAAGCTCACGGAGAACGAAAACCATACCAAGCTTTGGGCTGGAGCGAGACACTCGACTAGACAGTACGATGCTGGGATCCGTCACGAAGGGGAAGACTTCGCCACTTGGAGTTCGGAGCCTGCTGACGCAGCCGCAAGTGATGGTAACTACGGACGAGCTGAAAATGGGCCTACCTTCGACGCTGTTAGCAATGGGAACGCTCTTACTGCTGCGTCCGTAACTATCTCACATATTGTAGGTTCCGGCTCCAACCGTTACTTGATTGTTGCTGTTCACGTTGAGGATGCTACAGAGACCACTCCAAGTGGAGTAACATATGATAGTGCAGCGTTGACTCAGATCGGCTCCGTTGTCACTAATGGAACTCTTTCTGTTACGCTTTGGAGGTTAATTGCTCCTAATTCGGGTACGGCTGACATAGTTGTCACGTTTGGCACTTCATGCGATGTTATAAGTGCGGGGGGGTTGAGTTTTGATAGTGTGCACCAAACGACGCCGGAAGGTACAGTTGTAACCGCTACCGCTTCGACAAGCAGCGTTAGTGTTGCAGTTACAGCTGTTCTTGGGGACGTAGTGATAGACATGGCAGCCGTAAGTGGAACTGCAACCATGACTGTTGGAGCCGGTCAAAGTGAAAGATGGGACGATCTTCGGAGCATACAGTCTACAGAGATCGCCTCCAGTACATCCGTAACAATGAGCACAACGGCAGCTTCCAGTGAAACATGGGCCCTTGCAGCCGTAGCAATTAAGTCTGTAGCAGACCGAGTTAGCGCAGGAACTGCTGCTGTTCCAATAGTAGTCACTAAATCAGTAACAACACCACCGCAGGGCGTGTACAGGGTGCTGGCGCGGCTACGATGTCAGGACAACGAGAAGGTCAAAGTAGCAATGGGACACGCTTACGGTGGCATCACTAGTGATCCCTCGGTAGCCTCCGACTACGCTGATGTAGCTGCATCTCAAGACGCTTGGCACATCCTCGATATTGGCTCCTTAGTAATCCCGCCATCTTCTCTCCCTGACGGAGCGACCGTTGGCACTCTCACCCTGAGGTTGGCATTCTATCTGGTAGAAACCCCTGTGTATACGCAAACACGTCTTGATGTTGACTGGGTTCTGCTACTACCTGTAGACGAAGGTACGGCTTATGCAACGAAGACTGCTGGGACCGACGTGGTAGTCGTCGATACGATCACGAACCTACCCACCCTGACGCTCTGGGATAGCAGCGATGTGTTCCAATCGCGGCCGGAACAGAGAGGCGGAATGATCACGGTCGATCCCGAGGGTACCAGAATCTACCTGGTGGACGACGACGGCTCTGACGCCGGGATTGGCGAGGGGTGGAAGGCCTCCGTCAAGGTCGTCCCCCAATATCTAAATGTAGGCTAGGCGATGATCTCTTCCTTCCGGGTCCTGGTCTACGAGAAGTACGACGACCTCAAGATCCTCGACGATCTCACTTACCGGCTTACTGGTGGTTCGTATTCGTCGAAACTCCACGGCGGCTGCGACATGGCCAAGCTTACCTTCAGTGGCCCTCCGGACGCACTCTGGATATATCTCCGCGCTGAGGCGCAGGCCGGACGCCACTTCGCCCATGTCGTCATAACTGAGGGTCTTGAGTGGAGGTGGGAGGGCCGGATCGTCGATATCGGCCTCGGGGGCTCCAGGACCAACTCCCAGATGGCCATCACGGCCCTGGGATACTGGTCTTCATGCCGCGACGTGGAAATTAGAAGCGACCTGTCCTACAGCAGCAAGACGGTCGACTTCATCATCAAGGATCTCCTCACTACCTATTGCCCGGACATTAACTCGGACCAGGCGGGGATCGAGGTGGTAGCCGGCTCCATCTCGCCGACCCTGACCGGTAGGCAGTACACCCAGGACATGATCGTCAAGGACCTGGCGCCCCTCGGTGACAGCTCGAATAACGTCTATCGTTTCTCGATCGGAGAGAACCGCCTACCCTTCTACAAGAAGAGGGTCGTTACGACGGTGCATTGGGAGGCCTACCTGGCGGACATGGCTAGCTGGAACATCGGCCAGGGGGTCCAGAACGCCCGAAAAACGATCCGCTCGAACGATGGGACCACGACCCACAACGCGCAGGATGCCACGAACTGGCCAAGTACCTGGCCGAATCGAGACCTGATCATCGACGTGCCAGCCGGCATAGGGGCGACCGCTGCGGACGCTGCGGCCACCCGGGCAGCCGCCGAGAGGGGACGGGTCCAGAACACGGGAACCCGGTTCGTCATCTCCGCCCGACCCGAGCGCCTTGCTACGGTCAACCCGCCCCTCGGGTCGCGCTCTGCGATCCAGGCCGGCGACGTCCTCCGTGTGGTGGACCTGTTTCCAAGTACTCCCGATGTTGCCGCGTTGGATCAGCTCCGAACGTTTTATATTGGGAAGGCTTCCTACGACCTGGTCAGAGATGCGGTCACAGTGCAGCCTGACGACCCGCCTTCAGGTTTGGATGTCCTCCTGGCAAGGACGGGGTTGGAGTTGAAGAGATGAGGGTCCGTTAAGGTGGATATGAAACTGGATGGCTACGTGAAGGCTGGCTTGCACAAGTTCTGGCTAAACGATGCCAATTGGATTCGGCTTGTAATCGTGGACACCGCAGCCGGTATCGGCATGCGCATCGTCAACGGGCCTACCGTCCATAGCTTCAAGGAGGGCAATGGCGAGCCCGAGGGCGGGCTGTCGGCCTTCGCTATCATCGCTGAATCCAACATCAGCATTCATACCTGGCCGGTAGAGGGCTACGTCACAGTGGACGTGTTCTCCTGCAAAGATTTTGACCCAGAAGCCGCACACGAGCTGCTCACCAAGATGCTGGGGATCAAGGAGGTTGTCCGGTACAGTGTGGACCCCGAACGCGGTGGCCCTCCGGGGCTGGCAGCGAAACCGCCGCCAGTCGTCTCGGTCGTAAAGAGCTAGGCCCTCCTAATGCGACGTATGATAACGCGCTTCCTCAGAATTCTACTATTCTGGCGTTGGCGGCGTCGTGTACAGCACGCCGCCAGAGCTCCCAGGATGGACGCTGACGTCGAGGAGCGCATGGAGCGGCTAGAGGGCCTAGTAGACGCCCTGGTGGCGTCAGTGGCCGAGTCGACAGCCGCGTCGCTGGAGGTAGCGGAACTCGCCAAGCGCGCGCTCGCGGCTCCTCGGGCAAAGGCTCTCGGTGGCTCTTTCCTCACCATCAACATGGGCGGGTCGAGTGCTGCCTGGATGCTTAACGCCGTGGTGTACTTCTGGCTTATTCTCGCGACCGTGACAGCCGGCGGAGTCCTGTTGCGGGTATTCGGTGGGGATGAAG